TTCTTCATAAGGAACAGTTGAATGTATATTCATAGTCCAATCACCATCAGGTAAGAATTCTGTCATTGCTACTTGCCAATCAAGTACGGCTCTCCACGATTCTTTTTCTACGTCTTTCCAATACTCTGCATCAACAATCTCTGGGTTAGGTTCAAACACACAGACATCTGGTCTTACATCATGCCTTACACCAAGTAACTCATATCTATCAGAGCCCTCATCTGGATATTGTGCATATGCAGATACTGTGAATACTATACTTACTGAGAATACTATCAATACTAAAGATAATATCTTGAGTTTATCCATAAATTTAATGTTTTTTTGGGTAATATAAAGATTTATATTTGGCTGTTTTAATCAATAGTTATGGGCTCAATAATGAACGCCAAATACAAAGGAACCTGTAGCTATTGTGATGCTGAATGGAAGGTTGGAGATAAGATATATTATCAGAAAACACCAAAAGCAATATGCATTGAAGAAAGATGTTTTAGTGAGCAGGGTGGTAAGGTATCTGAATGGAAACCACAAGAGAAAAAAACTGGTAGTTTCAACACTCAGCCAGACACAAATTTGAAAATGGATATACCAGATGTACCAGTATCAGATGGTGTTAAACAATGTGCCGAGATGGTTTTACAATGTCTTGTTACAGCACATCATATGACAAAGTCATTGTACCCTAAACTAGATGAGGAGACACACACCTTTGGACAAATCCGTTCCAAGATTACAGACCAATTATTATCTGTATGTCACTTAACTAAAGAGTAGGTTTATATTAGGTATCTATTTCTATATTGTAATGAACGTTAGTGAAGTCGTTGACATCGAAGGTTCTTTCCAAAACAGCGTTGCTGTTAAGGCAGGGGATAAATTCACAGTTCAAGGGTTTAGCGTAAGACACGTTGAATCACTTGGTTCAGATATAGTAGAGATCAAAACTACTGATGGGATTAAACACTCATTCGGTAAAACAGTTATTGGTCAAGCAAAATCTGAATACTGGAATGATGTCGTAGAAAAATGTGTATCGAAAGATGCATCAGATGGACTTGATGTATATGTTGTTGAGAAGGAAGCAGAAGGCACAGGCAGAATAATGCTCGCACTTTCTATGTTTCCACCAAAACAATAAATACTTCAATCTTCTTTTTTTTATTTATATGTCAAAAGATAGTGATAGTGTAGATGATATTTTCGAAAGACTTATATTAATAAGGAAAAAAATACGTAAGCATGGTAAGACAAAAATGTCCAAGGTGTGATTGGGAGATGGGTGAACTTAGTGCTTGTCATTTAAGATGTCCTAACTGTGGTGCAGAGATGGACTGTTCTGATAAGGGGAGCACTTGGTAATGAAATGTCCTAGATGTAAATCTAAATATGATGGGTATTGGCAAGAATGTGATAAATGTATAAGAGAGGTATACCCTGAAAAATGAAATGGCAGAAACAACCTGATGGAAAATGGAAACTATATTCAAAGAATAAAAAAGATTATAATTACTATGCAACATATGCATATAGAGATAAGATTAAAAAGAAACTTAGTAATATTTGGGTTGATTGTACAATACCTAATTGTAAAGATTGTGGTGGTAGATATAATCTAGCAGCCCCGTGCCCTTGGCATTTATCTGATTCATATGAACATAATAAAAAACGTATTGAGTTTTTCAAAAAGTTAAAAGCAAAGAAATCAACAAAGAAAACAACAGACGATAATGAAGAATACAAAGGTTTATATGAGTAGAGTTTTCTCAGACTGGTAATGACGAGACTGAAAGGAATCACTGGACGAAGCAAGTCATCGAAGACTATTGTCATGGCATCAGACATACATGATATGTCTAAGTTAGCAGTATGTTCTAAAGAACCATACAACTCTGAACTAGATCAAGTCTGTAAACTCACTGGTTTACAAAAAGGTTTGAACGAAGCATGGGTAACTGGTGCAGAAGAGATTGCTGATGATCATGGTAAAGTGGACTTGGTAGTTTACAATGGTGAACCAATTGATGGTGCTAATAAAAAGCAACTAGGAAACCAATCGTGGACTACTAATCTAGAAGACGGTATGTTGGACTTTATGAAATTAGATAAGTCTTTTAAACGAAAAGACTGTCTGTTTACTAGAGGCTCTGGATATCACACCCAAGTAGACGGTACTAATGTTGAAGAGATATTAGGAAATAGAATGGGTGCACTAAAGTATAGAGCATGGGGTGGCGAAGGTTACTCTGATGCTTTTGCTAATGTGAGTATCTATGGAAAAGTGTTCAACTTCTCACATCACATAGGCTACTCAAAGTCTATGGCATATAGGTCAACTGCTCTAGCAAGAGAGATGGCTAACCTACATTTTGAAGATGATAAATTAGGTCATATTGATGTAGCTGTAAGAAGTCATGTGCATTATTTCTGGCATAATGAAAGTGTCAACAGACATGGAATAATTACTCCAGCTTGGAAGTTCCCTGACTACCATCTATTTAGAGGTGGTGTTGCAGGCACAACTCCAGACATTGGATTTGTAACCTGTACTGTGGAACCAAACGGTGAGTTGATCTTCAAGAAGTACATCAAACAAATCAAAGTCAAACCAAAGGTGTTGTATGTATGAGTAAAAAGAATACCATATTGATAACACTCAAACAATCTGACTATGAATTGTGTAAGACTTTTAGAGAAAGAGTTTATGATGCACTACCAAAAGGTGAACCGACAATACCATCTGTGGTTGGAAAGGCTATGGGGGTAAATAGAAGGGTTGCTTTAAATGCTCTAAATCAATTAGAGAAGGAAGGCAAACTTGTCTCAGAGAAGGGCTCTGTAAAATTTGAAGATGCTACTTGTAGATGTAGAATATTCAAAAAGATATAACCCAACACTACTTTTTATATAACTGATTTATATTCAGGTTAATTTATATAGACCAAACTATTAGAAGTCTCTATGTTCGTTAACATTTGCTGGAAAAGAGATGGAGAAGTAAAGAAATCATGTGTTCATATAGACAAACTATATCCTATGGTAAAAGAGATAGAGTCTCAAGGCGTAAAGACTTGGTTTGAAATACAAAAAAATTAATAACTTAATAACTTATATTATATAACTTATTAACATTATTATTCTTATTATCACTTATAGAATAATACGAGTTAGGTTTATATTGGGTAAATAATTAATAACCCTATGGCAAAAATTAGATCGATATCAATATCAAAAACAAGTGAGCCTATACTAGAAAGGCTAGATGAACTTAGACCAAACAACATATCATTTAGTGAGATGATTGCAATCGCTTCTAATGAATACATAAAGAACCACGACCCAAACAATATGAAGATTGATGAATTTGAATCAGACAAAAGAGTTGTACCAAGTTTCTATGCAGATATAATTACATGGCAAGAACTAATCAGAGGTTCTGACATAGGCAGACTTAGAGAAATTCAAGAACGATTGGTTCAACTAGAGAACCTAGTTAGACAGAGAGAGGAGGTACTATTAAGATGACAGAAGCAACACCTTCCTATTACAAAGATGAACTTTATACTATTTTATCACACCCAAGATATACTGATGTGATTGATGCACTAAGACCTAACAGTACATATACAATAGATGTGAGTGATGTTAAACTATTAGATATTTATTTGGAAACAGGTAAGGCATTTTTAGATTATTTATTTGATGCAGTATTACATATCATTTCTGATAAGAAAGGAAGTAATGTTCAACATACATTTAGGAACCTAAAGATAGAACTAACAGGTACATCTAAAGTCACAATGCATGAGGTTTCTTCTAGAGAATATGAGGGTAAGACTGTTACATTTGATGCTACTATCATTGCTGCTGATACACCAAAGACATATGTTAAGAGAGGTACAGCAGTCTGTAACATATGTGGTTCAGAAGATGATGTGGTAGCCAATTTAGATAGAGAGATAAATATACCAAGATGTTTGACACCATCTTGTAAACTAGCAAAGATGAAATTAGATTCAAGTCGTATAGTAACAGACGATATTCAAACACTACTCATGCAAGAGCCTATGGAAACATCTAGAAACCATAGCCCTGCTATATTCACAGGTAAGATTATTGGTACCAATGTAGGAACTGTATTCATAGGACAGCCAAAAAGAATTACAGGTATATTTAGAAGTATAGTAGATGAGAAAACAAACGAGAATGAAGTTATAATAGATGTCGCAAGTGTTGAAGACTTGGAAGCTGTTGAGTTAATTAAACCAGATGAAGATACATTATCCAAACTTAAGAATAGAGCAGAGAAAGAACCAGAAGAATACAAGTCAGAAATTATAAACTCATTTGCTCCACATATATTTGGGTATGAGAATATCAAAGAATCAATATTACTTACATTGTTAGGTGGTTCTAATAACTCTGAGAAAAGAGGAGACATACATATGCTAATGGTAGGAGATCCTTCTATGGCAAAGTCTGAAATATTAAAGTCAGCTAAAAAGATTACACAGAAATCAATATACACATCAGGTAAAGGAGCCACAGCAGCCGGACTTACAATAGGTATGGTTAAACTACCTAATGGAACACAAGTCGCACAAGCAGGTGTGCTACCATTATGTAGTGGTGGCTTTGCGTTTATCGATGAGTTTGATAAGATGGGTAGAGAAGATAGATCATCAATGCATGAAGCAATGGAACAACAAACAGTGTCCATCGCCAAAGCAGGTACAAAGATGACACTCCCTGCTGAAGCAACAATACTTGCAGCAGCAAACCCAAAGTTTGGTAAGTATGATTCACAACAAACACTTGGTGATAACTTGGAAGTACCATCTCCATTAATATCTAGATTTGATATCATCTGGTTATTCTTAGATGAGATACATAGAGATAAAGATAGAGCAAAGGCTAAACATATTATAGCCTCGTTTAAGAAAACAGGTAAGTCAGAATACAACACATACTTATCTGACACAGAATTAATGTCAGTGTTAAATTATTGTAGAGAGTTAGAACCTGTACTAAATGATGAGACAGTAGATAGAATGTTAAAACTATATGAGAAACTTAGAGACTTAGGTCGTGATGAAGAACAACAGAAACTACCTGTCGGTGTCAGACAACTAGAAGCAATAGTAAGAATGTCAACAGCACACGCAAAACTAATGTTAAGAAGTATAGTATTACCGGAAGATGTTGATGCAATACAGAAAATACTAAGTGAATCATTAAGTTCATTTGGACTTGACTTAGATAAAGGTGGGTTTAATCAAACATTCTTAGACGGTATAAAGACTAAAGATACTAAAGAAAGAATAGCATTAAGTGTATGGTATAAGATTGCTGATGAGAAAGGAAATGTAAAGTCTGAAAAGTTTCTAACAGAACTAAGTCAGGCTCCAAAGTTTGATGAGATGAGTGCTTCAAGATACTTTGGTGCATGGGAACAACAGAATAAAATAAAGATGAACCCTGATGGAACATGGAGAAGAACTTAATGGACTTGGATAATAAAATAATACTAGTGATAGCAACTGTTGCACTACTAACAATATTCATTGGGGAAGCATTTGCAGAACAGCATGACTTTACTAACACACTACCTAACTATCTAGAGATAGAAAGAAATGATGTTATATTTTTAGAGAACTTAACAAACTCTACAATTAACTTACGTCATACAGGTGGGTTGTTTTCATCAGGCTCACTAAATACTAATGGAACATGGACAGGTAATATGCCTTATGAAGCAGGGGTATATGAATGGATTAATGTAAACTCAACAGGTACTATAATCATTAAAGATAAAGTAATACCACAACAAACCATAGTTGTTGAAGATAATATAATACAAGGTAATGTAGAACCTGACACACCTGTAGCAGTAACAGTAGTGTCACCATCAAAAGAAGTAACAAACAAAGTTATTACACCTGACAGCAACGGTGACTTTGAAACAAAACTAAACCCTAATGAGAAAGGAGAGCATCAGATTTATGTCACACAAGATAGTCATACATTGAGAACTACATACACAGTGGAAGATGAATTTAAAAATTTAGAACTTAGACTTGACATACTTAAAACACTTAGAGATATCTTGGAGATAATATTTGGCTAGTAGGTGGTGGGTATTCATTGGTTGTGCTTGTATATGTACAGGGGTTCTTTTACCTATTGGTATAATTATACTTGTGTTCTACTTTATTGATTATATTTTTGGTACTAAGAGAGACACACCATTAGTTAACACTGGTACACAATACATTGACAATCATTATACTCAGAATATAGGTGAAGCAAAGTTTAACACATTCAATCAAACAGGTGATGATAAGACAGACCCTGATGATGAGGAAATGCAAACATTTAATAATAGTAAACCTATGGACTATATGGATTATGAAACTAGAGAGGATAATAAATGAGTGAAGAAGAAATAGAAACTCCTATTGAAGTTGAAGAAACAAAACCTGAAGTTGACTTGAGTCTTTCTCAACTTGCCGGACTTGGTGCAGTTTCGGAAAAAAAACTCAACGGATTTGGAGTAACAAGTTTAATTGATTTATGTATTAGAGGCTCTCGTGAACTAGTAGAGATAACAGGCACTGCTAAATCTAAAGCAGATGCATGGGTGTTCGAAGCACAAAAGATACTAGAAGGTGCAGGCATGGTAAGAGATACCACAATGTCTGTCACTGAACTAATGGAATACCAAGAGAACTACTCAAGAATACCAACAAAATGCACAGCAGTAGATGAGTTAGTTGGTGGAGGTCTTGTACCAGAAGCAGTCTATGAGGTTTATGGAGAATTTGGTTCAGGTAAAACACAGTTCTGTAATAGTGTTACTGTAGAAACCATTAAAGATGGTGGTAATATTGTATGGATAGATTGTGAAGATACATTTAAACCAAGAAGAATACAAGAGATACTACAGGCTAGAGGATATGCTGTAGATAAAGATGATGCTAAGAAATTTTTAGACCAAATAACATATTTCTATACACCTAATACTGAACATCTAATGGGAACTATTAATGGATTATCCAAAACACTACAAGAGAAACACCCTAGAATAGTAATCATTGATGGTTCAATAGGACAATTTAGAGAGGAGTATCTAGGTAGAGGTACACTTGCTGAGAGACAAAATCAAATAGCAAGACTCATGACACATATCAAAAACATATCATACTTCTTTAACTGTACTGTTTTGTTTACAAACCAAGTACAAAGTGATCCAAGTATTATGTTTGGTGACCCTGTTAAACCAATAGGTGGTAACATTGTAGGTCACGCTTCTACTTACCGTATGTACTTTAAGAAGTCAGGTAGGAAACGCATTGCTAGAATGGTTGATTCACCAGAACATCCAATGGCAGATGCAGAGTTCACTCTTGGGGAGAGAGGAATTCAAGACGTAGAAGAATGATTTAAATATGTCATACTTTAACAGATATATTAGTAGGCTAGATTCAGGTCATATTAAAAAGCCTGACACGGTTTCACGTTTTTCCGGCATTGATGCCTGCTAATAATTTTTATGAACCCAAGACAACGAATGCGTTTCAGTAATAGGAAAGCAGTTAACTGGTTATTAGAAAATGGTTATGATGATATATGGTTAAAGGCTCACACTAAAAGACAAGACTTAGTATACACAGTAGGTCAATGGTACAGAGCATTAGATTTATGGAATTTATTTGATGGTATTTGTTTTGATAAGGGGGGTAATTTAATACTGATACAGGTTAAAACAAATGCGTGGGCTAGTAAACAACCTATCATAGATTTCTTACAAGATAAAAAACATCTTAATGTATTAGTTATAAATGTTAAACGAAAAACAGAAAGAACTTGGGAAGTGTTGACCAGAAGTTATGAAAGTCCATTATAATATACAATTATATGTTAACATATAAAGTTTAAGGTTTATATAGGACAGCATTCTAAATCTTATGTGCGTATTACTAGTAACAAAGAGTGGATAGGTAGTGGAGAAGATACTTGTTTCGATATATTAACAGAGTTATATCCATCGGCTAGTATAAAAAGACAAGTAAAGTTTTATACATTAATGACAGATGAATTTAAAGATACATTAGGAGATAG